GCTGGGTATACTCTGTGTTATTACTCTGAGAAATAGCTGTATTATCTGTTGCTTGAACAACTTGTAATACTTTACCACCAACAAATCCAGTAGCTGTACCGCTATTAGCAATCGTTGCTCCTGAGTCTATAGTTAAGGTAGTACCTGATTTAATATTTAAAGCATTTGAAGCAAATGAAATATCAGTATTACCATTAGATTGTAAGTCTATAGAACCACTTGTATCAGATGTAAGTTTTAAACCATTACTTGTATCTGCATTAATTTTACATGTCATAAGATCACCCATCTTTGTCCACTTGGGACGGTTACGGTTACACCACTTGCTATTGTTATTGGGCCTACACTCAAAGCATTTTTACCTGCTGTGATTGAATAGTTAGCCGTAATATCGTCAGCGTTCTCATATATCGCACCACCACTAAAGGCAGTTGCGTTCATTTGCATTACATCAGCACCACCGATTCTATAGTCTATTTTATCATCAGTATCCGCAGTAATTGAGGTATCATTATCAGCGTCAAGTATTAATTCATTTCCATGAATATCAATAGTATTACTAACAGATAGTCTTGTGGCATTAGTTCCATTTACTATAGTTTGTATTGAAAAAGAGCCATCTTCTGAACCATCTGTAACATCTGGTGAATTAGCAAAAATAGTTGCATATACTACTGTATTACCACCAGCATCATCCCCAATCCATCTCATTATTCCTAAATTATCGTTTGCTGGAGAAGCACTATCTTTTTGAAAATCTAAAAAAGCAGAAGATGTGTCTGCATTAGTGTTTTTTAATAATAATCTTGGTTGACTAGAGTCCGCATCTGTAATTGTTACTTGTGAAGGTGTTATACTAATGCTGTCAGTTCCACCCACTTTAATATCTATTTGGTCATCTGTATCAGAAGTTATTGAGGTATCTGCATCGGCATCAAGTATAAGCTCAGTGCCGTTCATATCTAATTTTGCGTTAGCTGTAACTATACCACTTGCAGTAATAGTAGAAGAAGCAAGAGTAGTGGTAGTTGCCGCTGCTGCTGCACCGCTTCCTAAAATACCGTCAAGTGTTCCTGTAAATCCTGTAGCTGTAATCTGGTCAGTTGCTGTAATACCATCTACAAATAAGTTTGCCCATCGAACGCTGGTTGTACCAAGGTCGTCCGTAGAGTCTGTATCTGAAACTATATTTGAACCACTTGTAATTCCGCCAGTAGCTACCTGTGTAGCTGTTGTAGTTAAGACACCATCTACTTGTAGAGTAGAAGCCATATCAACAGCTCCATCAATGTCAACCACATCTAAATTTGTTACACCATCAACGTCTATAGCTCCTGCTAAAGTCAGATTACCACTAGCGTCTAATACTGTTGCTTTACTAGCAGGTAGTGTACAAAACACATTCTTAGCTCCTGCAGAAAAGTCGACCGCATTATCACTGTTAGAACTTGATATGACTGTAGTACGAGCAAGAGTTGAACTATCACCTGCTAAGGTACCTAGACCTACTTCAAACTCTGCTGCTAATTGAATACAGTAGTATGTAGTATTACTATTGCCAATACCTGCAGCAAAAGTATCAAACCCAGATACAGCTCCACCTAAAGTGACTGTCCCTGTCCCTGTAGTTGTGGTAGTCTCTTTGACTCTGTCGTTTACAACAAGTGCCATTTAGAACTCCTAAGCTATACGTATAATTGCGTTGGAAGCATCAGCTGCAGGGAATACTATAGTAAAGTCTCCCGCTGTAGATGTCTTATCTCCACCAAAATCTAATACTGCTACTGCTTTATCTCCCTGAGTATCATTATATATTAATGCCCCACGAGCTGTAACTGTAGCTGTAGAAAATGTTAAATTATTAAAATCTAAAATCGCTGTAGTTCCAGATGATGTAGGAGCTACCGCTGTAAGTGCTGCACCTGCTGCTGTATATCCTGTACCTGATGCTTCACCAGAAGTTGTGTATGCTGTAGTAGTAGCACCTAAAGAAGCTGATGAAGTATATAATGCTAATTTAAAACTATCAGCGTTCGTATTCGCACGAGCTACTGTTGTACTAAATGCATGAATACCGTTCAACAACTGAACTTTAAATGACGTACACATTGCTTGAGAAATTGCCATTTCATATCTCCAAAAGTTTAGTTAATTCGGAATGCCCTGCTTCATGCAGTTTATTCGCTATAGTTGTATGATTAGACTTAATAGCCTGTTTCATATAAAACACTAGAGCTTGTCTAATGCTATCTTTGTAAGCTAGGGCTTGTTCCTTTAATAAAGGATTAGCGTCATTACCTACATAAATTATTTTAGCAAGACATAACTCTGCTACTTGCTCTGGTGTCATCCCTCCGTTTGATGTAGTAATTACATCGTAGTCAACACCTTGTAATAGTTCTGCTTTATTGTCCATTTCTTACTGGTATCCTCTCTTGTCCACTTCTATAAGCATCACGTCTATTTTTACCGTCACCTAAGTTTTTTAATAACTGCATAGCTTCACTATATCTAGCTGTGTATTGAGTTACTGTTTCTGCGTCTTCTTTCATAAACGCAGCTGCTTCCAGTAATGAGCCATAAAACAATGCAGTATCGAAGTTATCCCCCAACCAAGTATTACCAGCAGCAACAATAGTTTGTGGGTAGTAGTAATAATGTAACTCAGCACTGTAACTAACATCTGGTGTAGGTCCTAATAGCATTGTATTATCATCAAATATACCATAATATTCAGGTTTTCCATAGAACCCTGCATCAGTATCTGGGAAAGACTCTCTGACAAAGTTAACATCTTTATTCAAAAGATAAGTGTATTCATTATTAGCATCTATCACCGCAATACTAAATGTAGATAACCAATCACTAGGTAAAGAAAAATATTTACTACCTGCTGACATTGCACCCGTTACATTTTTACGTAGGTCAGGTATTTGCACTGTGTTATATATGCGTTGCTCTGCATTTTGAATAAAAGTATTAACATCAGTCGTACTATAGTCATTCTCTGTGTACGATTTAATTGCTGCTACTAGTTCAGTATAATTCATTATTTATCCTTATGCCATTGGGCCTCTAGCCTTTGTACCTTTAGTAGCTGCTCCATTACCACGAGTAACTACACCCTCAGTCTTAACATCCTTTTGAGGATAACCACCTGTATTAGGTGTAGCAACAATTTGAGGTTGCTTGTTAATAACTTTGATTCCTTTTACATTGTTGTCCATCATTTACTCCTAAGTTGTTGTAATAGTAACTGATCCTATTTGACCACCACTTTCTAAATTATCTACTAATCCCTCTAATTGTAAAGGATTATTGAGTCCTACTGGGTTAAACCCATATTGATAATCCCTTTGTTCTTCTAAGTTTTTATCAGGTCTTGGGTCTCGTACTGCTTGAGGATCATCTACAGGATACATACCTTGCATGTTCTGTGGATGGTCTGGTTCCCAACACTCCTTACAAACTTTTATATTTGTTTCTGTGGTTCTTATAAATAGGTCTTTTAGTTCTGTTAGCTTATATTGAAAGCCACATCTGTCGCACTCGGCAATCGCATATTTTGCTGAAGCATACTTACTCATTTACTTTTTCCTAGGCTTAGTATGTCCGTAGCCTTTTTTCTTTAAGGCTAAATGTTTAGCCATGGTAGGAGCTTTTACGGCTTTACCTGTTTTTTTGTCGTACATCATATGAGATTTAAAAACTTTACCACCGTCTTTCATCTTAGTAACTTTACCACCAGCTTTCTTAAAGCCCATCTTGTTACGAACGGCTGCTGGTAACTTACCTAAGCTTTTCTTTTTTTTCATTGGTACATCTTTCATCTTACTCTCCTATAGTGTCTGTCTTCTGGGTGCGAGTCTTAGAGTAGCTTTCTCTCTATCTTCAGTTGAAGCTAGGACCCACTGCTCTTCATACTCTTGCTTTAAGAATTGAGTTCTATCACCTGCTTGAGGTATCTTCAAACTCAAATAAAATGCAAGTCCTGCGACTAAACAAGGTAAAAACCTAAACGGTATATCTTGTGTATTTACTCCAGTACCTGCGTCTTTAATTCTTTTTAGTGCCCAATAAACAAATGTATAACTCGTATCTTCTGGAGCGGGCCATACATTTATAATCGGTTGTGCTGCTTGTCTGTTTATCCATACCTGAACGGGTCTACCTGTTGCATTCTTATTAGGTATTGTTCCGTAAGTAGGAGCAGATATTCTATTGATGTTAATATCTTGTTGGTTAGTACCTGTGCCTGTTCTAATCACTTGCTCAAGTAAATCAATAGTATCAGCTGGTAGATTGTAAGCTATTGTACCTGTGGTTAGAGAAACAGTACCCTCTTCGATTGTCCAAAGATTAACACCACGGTTAGACCACTCTGCAGTAAGTAAGTTTAAACTTCTACGAGCTGTACGTAGGTCATACCCTGTACGTAGTTCTGCACCGCATCTTTCAAATGCTTCTTCTACAAGGTTGTTTAAATCTAAGTTAAACGTTGCTGTTACTGAAGTTGCCATTAGACCATTCTCCCTTTAGTTCTACCACGTTTAGCGATACCATCACCACGATGAGATTTAGTTTTCTTTACTTTGCCACCTTTTTTCATATTCTTTGCGTCTTTTAATTTATTTCTTACAAAGTCTATACTTTCTGTGAATACTTGTAAGGGTGTCTTATTTCCTTTCATTATCTTGTTCTTTACTAAACGACTGTACCTTGTATTGTTGTCTTCTGAGCTTTTTCCTTTTGGACCTCTGCTTTTAATATCTTGTGCCATTATGTTTTCCTCTTTGTCCTTCTAAGTGGTGCCACTCTACGTGGCTTACCAGCTGGTTGCCCAAGTCTTTTCTTCTGAGCAATACGTTTCTTCTTTTGAGCTGCCGTCAT